TAGGTCTGATCATAAGCAGTCTTGCTCAACTCATAAGTGAGACTTTGATATGAAATATACATGGCAATACAGAGATGAAATAACCGAGCTTAAAAGCAAATTACATGGTGCAAAAGTCAGTGCAGGTATCTGGCGCAGTAAAGCAAAACAACTACAGGAAGTAGAATGGAAACTAAACTATGCGAATGAATAAAAAACATTAACGCAAACAGGGTGTATGTGCATAACGCATGTACACCCATACATTATAAAAACACAAGCGACTGACAAGGAGCGTAGAGCAACATGGATTTAGAAGAATTAGATCAAGAAATTGTAAAACTTAAATTAAAACAAGAAGTCGGGCTTATCGCACTAAACAAGCTTAAAGCCTATTACTGGTTATTAAAGAACTACAACATTCACGCTGAAAAGATACAAAAGGTCATTCATGTACCAGGACAAAACAAATCCAGAATATACATGAAAAACAGAGTCAACGATAACGATCATCATGTAGTTCCAGGCGATATACATAATGCCTTATGTGGTCTTGACACAACATACTCGCTATCGCCCAAAGCAAAACGATACAACGACATTTTAATTAAACAGGGAGACATCTATAAATCCAAAGATGCAAATCTACTAGAGCTAAAACAAAAACATAATCCCCCTCTTTCCTAGTCTTTGTTCTTTTTTAATCTTTTCCGAAAGGATCGTAGAGCATGACTGATAAAGAATTATTAGCTTACATATATGGAATTGTTTCAACCAATAAATATGGAAGTAATTATTCACCGATTTATGACGTTTTAGAAAAACATTTTAAACAAGAACAGGAGGAAAATGGACCATCCACTACATGATGATAGTCACTTAGGTGTTGGTATCGATAACAATAGCGACAACAGGGAACTACTAATTAAAAAAATATTAAATGGACTTCAAAGATATGAAGTTGAAGAAATGGCAATGGAAGCATTAAATGAAGAATACAAAGTTAATGATAATGCATTTGATGAAGCCTGGAATCTCTACATGGAGGGCCAATGAAATTAGATTTAAACATACAACTGGTTGCTTCTGATTACATTAAAAGAACAGCAAAAGAACTAGATTATGACCAACAAGATGCTTTAGCTCAATTACTTGACGAAGTAGATACTTTGGCAATGAATGAACTAGAAGAGGAGGAAAATGAATAGTGACAAACGTGTCGTTTGCCCAATCTGTAATGGCTCAGGTGGGGTGCTTGAACAAACTATAACCGAGTTTGGATATGATGTCAGTGATGCTCCGTGTCCTAGCTGTGACAGTAGCGGGTACGTTAGCAAGGTTGCTGCTGACGAAATCAATTGCGCAATACAACGCACAAAACAGGAACAACTGGAAAGAGAACAAAAATTTGCCCATGAAGAAATACCATTCTGACCTAAATCCTGAAGCGTCATGGGAAGATGCTTTGGTGTTTAACATAGTCCCAACGTCAGAGGAACGAATGCTCATTGCAGAAGCAATAGACTCCCTGGAGGGTGATTTATGGCATGAAGCAGGAGAGCAAGACTGGCTCGATGGCAGAAAGCTTGAGCGCATAGAAACCATGCGTCTGAAGTGGAAGTTACCGACCAGCAAACAACTTACTCAAGTAGAACAAACTTATGAACCATATTAAAAGGAATATATGAAACAAGGATTAGACCAATACGGAGTCATTGACGCAATTAAGCGCAATGAAGATTTAAAACATGATTTCTTAGCAAGCACTGAGAATATTCAGTTCAGTACCAGAGCAACTACCTCATTCGATGCAGACGACAACCGTGTCACTACACATGAGCCTATGTTTGCTCTTAATGAAAATGCCATTGGAACTGCCAATTGGTACGACATTAACCACACTATGGCAACACAGATGTCCAATAAGC